AATCAACGCTTTCCATGAACTCATCATCATCAGCACTTGTCCCAAATGCTAAATGAGCATCGCCTCCTAACGCATCATGGTCAATAATCCAATTAACAATCCGAGCTCCAGCCGGTAAGTCTTGACCAAACAACTTAATAACTGAATCTCCTGCAAGCGACGCGGCTTCATAAGAATCATAAAGCCACCGCACTTTTCCGCTTAGAACTTCAGGCTCAATAGTATTAACTTGAGCTGCTCTTTTAAGCGTTCTATTTACTCCATAAACATCTGCCATAACATGACCTCCTTATTGATTAATTAAGTTTTATTCAGAACATTGAACAAGTACAACCTTCTCTTCCTCAAGACGAGTTGAACCGTAAGACTGTCCAGCGTATACTTGAGCCGAGAAATGCTTTGCAGCTAGAATATCAATAGATGCAAGTAAATCTAGCCAAATACCTAACACAACACCCGTCTTATGGTATGCTGCACAATTACGTACTCCACTAGAAAACTCAGGAAGGCGTTCTGTTTGAACAAAATTAAACCCAACAAGAGTGCCGGGGTTTCCGTTTACTAACGCTTTAATCTGTGCATAATCAGCACTTGTTACTTGTTCAATAGCTAACAAGTCCTCAATCTGCTCTGCCGATACAGCGAAAGACCGATTATCAGACATAACTTCATTTGCGTCTAATTTCTTCTTTGCTTGTCGAATCTTTGTCATATTCAAACCAACTGAACTATGAACAATGATCTGAGCTGATGGCATTGTATTTGAAGTCGTACCAGCTTTACCTGAATACGCTGTGGCTGAAAAAGCAGCACAAACTTGCGTGTCTTTAGCCCTTGCTAAAGCAAACGCATTATTCTGAACGATTTCACTCGTAGGGTCTTTCAACATCTGAATCTTATCCATCTTATCAACTAACGGTGCTCTGTAGTAATAAGTAGGAATGATTTTTCTACGATCATACTGCGGATCGTCGTTAACAACTTCTTGATTACGAGCAGTTTTAACTCTCGCATCTTCTGACGCTAACTGATCCTGAAACGACTGTTCACCAGAAGCATCAGGTTTCTGATAAACGGTTGGAGCGACTTTCACCATCGTCTGTTGAACTAAATGTTGAATATTGTCGCTATACTGATTTTTTAACGCTTGATCTACTGCGGCCATTATTAACCTCCATTGTTAAATTAAACCAAATTTTAGCTTCGGTTATCCTTAACGGGCCTTTGCTTCGTACTACTTATTCAGGCCTCAATAGAGGTTATCTGCCTACATAATGCGTTGTGGGGAATTAACCTTATCCAGTCTGCATTTTATACAAATCGCTAAGTTTGTCAGTCCAGAATTTATGTTGTGGATGACCTCCATCATTCAACTCAACGGATCTTTCTGCTCTAATTGACGCTATTTCTAAACCAGCAGCTTCAGGAGTTAATACTTTCCCTGTCATGCCAGTCTTAATTAACTGTTCTTCTGAAAACTCTTTACCGACTGTTGCTAACAATTCAATAACAGCAGGGTCATTTCCATACTTATTAACAATATCTTGAGCGTTCTCTCCACCAAACGACTCAATCATGCTATTAGCTAACTTAGCGTTGTTATCATACGCTAATCCCCACTTCGTGCGAAGTTCAAGACTTGCATTATTAAAATCATCTTCTTTTTGTTTGTTCTGTAATTCTGAACCTTTTGTAACAAGATTGCCTAACTCATTCATCATAAACTGATAATGAGCAGGTAAAACACCAGCTTCACGCGCTCTTGTTTTTAAAGCGGCTTCAAGTTCAGGTTGAATTGCCATACCTTCAGGCAGCTTAAAATCTGCTGATACTCGATAATCCTTTGAATCTGCCGGTGCGCCTAACTGCGTCATAACACGCTGTAACTCTCCTGCTTCATAATTACCGCTTGCGTCTTTCTTCGGCATAGCGATTTTCTCATGTCCAACGAGCTTTTCAAGGTCGTTATAACTTGAAATTACATCTGCTGACGACTTCCATCCTTTTACATCAACGACTGCCTTGTGTTCAGGTGTCATATCTGATCCCCACTCTGGCGCTGCCGGTGGTGCTGGCGGTGCTGGTGGATCTACTTCTCCCCTATTATTTCTCAATAATCTAAACATTTGCTTCTCCTTTTGGACTCTCGTTTCCCTTTCGGACTCGAGTTACCCAGTTATTAAATACTTCATTTAATCTATCAAAAAAAGGCGTTTCAATTATTACCTCTGCCTTTGGAACGAAATTAGGTTTGTTAATATTAGGATACGGTATAGGTACAGGGTTATGCTTACGTCGCCATCTACTCCTACCATTTAGCTTTTCTTCTCTACCCATTAGTTAATTCCTTTACTATTTCTGATATATCACGATTAATTAAATTTACAATATGAGCGTAGATACTACGCCTACCTTCATTAAATGCCATCTTATGAGGCATATCATCATACGTTGTTATCTTATTAAAACAACGTAACGCTAAATCTTCCAACACCGCTTCACCATCAAGTGTGTTAAACACCCTCATATAAAGCTGTTGACGTTCTGATAACTGTTTTTGTATTTCATGTTTTTGTATTTTATCTTGCTTTGAAAAGTTATCAAACATTCTCTGCCTCCGCTAATACTTTATCTGTTTCCGCGCCAATCTTTGCTGACTGTGCGCCTTGATCTAACATCGCCATTTGAGCTTGTGCTTGTTGCTGTTGAGCGCGACCATCGCGTAACTCTTCAACTTCAGCATCATCACGTATGACTTGAGGAGCAATATTTGTTATATTAGAGACATAATCAGTAGCTTCATCAAGATTCAACTTATCTAATACTTCAGGATATTGACCTGACGCTAATTGAAGTTCAGCGAAACTACCAATAACCGCCATAGCATCATTAAGATTCTGTAACTCTAAATGTTTCTGAGCACGTGCTAACGGCGATACATATTCAATAATATACTCTTGTCCTTTTAATTCAGGAGGCAACGGAGGTAGCTTATTATTTTTGGCAGCGATGGCGTATAAACGCTGAATGAGAGGACTCAGCTTTTCACGCATAATATTACCAACTGCTGAACCTAACATCTGCATACGCTGATTATTAGCAATGCTTACCTCTGTTGCCGTTCTGTTACCGACCTGTGGGGAGGACAGGAATAAATCATTATAAAATGTCTGTTGAATCGTTGTCTTTTTATATTCTAGATAATCAACAGCAGTTTGAGTTCGTGAACCCATCATAATAGGAGTGATATGTTCGTTAGGAAAACCTACATTTTTAATGTTCTTACCGCGCGGATTGAAATTATAAGGACGTAAAAACGCTTCATCAGGTATCTCAACAGGTGGTGCAATCTCAAGCTGTGCGCCTATGATAGTCGTATATTCAATTTGATTAAGCATCTGTACGTCCGGCAATACATTCATCATCGGAGAATAACCATAAGGCGATCCTTTAGCTACTGCAAAACGTGATACGAAGAAAGGAAACTCTCTGAATCCACCTTCACGAACAACTTTCTTTACATTACGTTCAATCCATAACGCTGCAAACGGCATATTCTTAGATGTTTTCTTTGATTGGTCATAAACACCGCGTGGATATACACAAAACAAAAACTTATATTTCTTTGAGAAATCACTCTTAGTAAATGATTTCTGAACTTCATCGCTTAACTTATCATATCCAAACTTCTCAACTGCTTGTGCAGCATCAAAATCATATTCAATATATGCCGTTCTAACACGACGTGATGAATCTTCCATGATAATAACATTCTCAATATTAAGATCATGTAAACGTATATCATCAACGTCATCATCTTCACCGTAAAGAATATCAGTACCAATCGAACCGAGTGTTAAATACCCTTCAACGTCCTCTTGATAGAAATTAGATGAGTTTATCATCGCATACAATACATCTTCAGTATCACGTAAATACTGTAATACGTTCTGACGAGTCATATAATTACGATCTTTAATTGCTACTGTAAACCATTTCGTTTGTGGGCTTGACATATACGCTTGCATACCAGCAGCGAAATAAGCGTTTGAAAGTATCGCTGTTGAATCATAAATATCTGTTGGTATTCTAGCACCGGGAGTTTTAATACGTGATATGTAAGCTTTACGTGGTAAGGAATAATACATTAAATCTTGAAAGTATTGATCTAATACAGCACGATTACCTTTCTCAGTATCGTAAATTCTAATGTGCTTTTCAGCTACGGTTTCCGGCATACTATCCTCCTAAGAGTGTTGAACGTCCGGTTACCGCTTCATCCTGCACGCCTAATGGTGAGGTAAGAATCGACCTTGTTTGTGCTAATCTAAATTTCTTGAGTTTGGCTTGTGCTGCTTTTGCG